CGAAGAACGCGCGCTTTATTTTATCCTACGCCGAGGAACTTTTGGTGTTGGTTGGTGCTATTCAAGCAGCTGTTGACCACAACACCTTTTGTACTGGCAAAGGGAAAGACTGGTTCGTCAAAGGAACAGACCCTAAACACTTGGGTAGTCGTCTCAGGAGTGAGTTCGGCATGGATCCAGTTATGGGGACTGATTTCTCTTCTTTTGAGGCACATCATAGAGGTGTGTACTCTCGCGTTGTTCAATACTGGATGTGTCATATGACAAGACAGCTTAAAGACAGGAGGTTGCACCTGGAGATAATCAACAAGCTGCTCTTTGGGTCAAATGACATTCAGAGCTCTTCAGTCAAAGCTTCTGTTGATCAACGCTTGATGAGAGGAGCGTCTTGGACGTCTTCTGCAAACGGATTGCTTAATATGCTGATCCTCTCATATCTTGTGGGAGTTAGTAAATACGGCGATCGTGGAGCAGATTTCCTCTCATCTTATACCATGACTGCCTTTCATGGTATCTTCGAGGGCGATGACGGATTAACTAAAGTATCCAAGGTTGATCTCGAATTGGTCGCTGATATGGGACTCCGGCTCAAACCGGATTATGCCTCTGATTTCTCCCAAGCCAGCTTCTGTTCGATGGTGTGTGATCCTGAAACGCTCGATGTGGTATGTGATCCACTGAAGAAAATTTGTCGCTTGCCATTGTTGGATCCAAAGTTCAAGGACTCAAAGACCAGCAAGCACAAAATGCTCCTTAGAGCAAAGGCACTCAGTCTTGCATATAGTTTCTCTAATTGTCCAATCTTGGGAGAAGCTTGCCACAAAATTCTCAAAGCTACTGCTGGGGTGAACGTGTCTCAATTGAGTGATGTCCTCAAGAGCTACGACGCAGAGTTCGCCAACAAAGCGATGGCTGAGAGAGTATGGGAAAGACCACCAAACGTGAAAGACACGTGTAGAATGCTTGTGGAGAAGCACTACAAGATCCCGTGGAACATGCAGATTGAGATGGAGAAAAGCATCCGCGAGAGTGTTGATTGTCATTTCGTACTACCCCTTCTGCCTTTTGTTTCAAAAGATCACATCGATCATGCTTTATCTTTTGTCACTGCGGATGAGGACAGGTGGGTCGCACCGGAACTCAAGTACTCTGATGAGTTTAGAAATGCGATCAAACACGGTGTCAGAGGCAAAACCTCAAAACCGTGTCAGAACGCCAACAATAGGTTCCGGAAAGTCGGATTGCGCATGCCTGTCCATACGTTAGCGTCGGACGTGTGTTGTCTGAAGTGAGAAGACTGACGACACCCAGGCCCCCCTTATCGTTAGCCTGGTCATCTTGAATATTTTCTGAGACTGATTGCTGAGGCGATCAGCCCCGGGG